AAACTGTATCTGTTCTTGCAAATGGTGCAACACATCCAGACAGAACTGTATCTGGTGGATCTATTACTTTAGCAAGATCATCTACTAAAGTTAAAGTTGGATTAAAATATACATCACTATTACAAACAATGAGATTAGATGCTGGAGCTCAAAATGGTACATCTCAAGCTAAGACAAAAAGAATATTTAATATTTCTATTAGATTATATGAATCTGTTGGAGTTGAAGTTGGTCCAGATTTAAACAATATGGAATCCATTCCATTTAGATCTTCTGCTAATCCTATGGATCAAGCTATACCAGTATTTACAGGTGATAAAGAAGTAGAGTTTAGAGGTAACTATGAAACTGATGGTTTTATATATGTACGTCAAACTCAACCTTTACCTTTAACAATTTTATCGTTATACCCAGAATTAATAACAAATGACTAATTCAGATATTTATTATATACCAGAAGAAGATAAGGATAGATTAGTCATAATACCTTATTCTTCAGATCATTATAAAATTATTATGCAATTACAAATGAATCATAAACTTATGCAATTAGATGCTAATTTTATCTCTGATAACTCTAACGAATGTATGGATCTTGAAGAAAAAGGATTATCGTTCACAGGTTGTGTTAATAGACAAATAGTATTTTCAGCAGGAATAAAAAGAATTTGGGGTAATGTTGGAGAAGGTTGGGTTCTTGGAACATCAAACATTTGGAATCATCCAATTTCAGTTGCTAGAAAAATTAAAAAGAATTTTGATAACATAGCAACAGCATATAAATTTAAAAGAGTTCAAACTGCTATAAGATCTGACTTTGGTATTGGCATTAGATTTGCTAAATGGTTAGGATTAACAAATGAAGGATTAATGAGGAACTATGGTTTTGATGGTTCTGATCATTATAGATTTGCGAGGATTTACTAATGGCACCAGCTTTACCTTATATTGCAGTTGGAATGGGAGTAATGCAGGCACAGCAACAAAATGCTGCTGGCAAATATAATCAAGCCATTCAAAACAGAAATGCACAGATTGCTGATCAAGAAGCTCAACAAATAGAAAAACAAAAAGAATTTGATTTACAAAGATTTGATCAAAATTTTGCACAATTACAAGCACAATCAACAACTAGAATTTTAAAATCTGGTGCAGAATTATCTGGCACAGGATTAAGAGTATTAAGAAACAATGCTGAACAAGCAGAAGTTGAAAGAAATGTTATTGATTACAATTCAAAAGTTGCTGCATCACAAAGAAGAGAAGCTGGTAATATGTTTAGAATACAGGGACAATTCGCAAGACAAGCAGGAAGATCTGCGGCTATTAGCACATTAGTATCAACAGGTTTAAATTTTGCTGGCTCTTCTGCAGGAAAAAGTTTATTAGGTGGATCTAAACCAGTAGGAACATTTGATGGTGCAAGTTCTTTTGGTCAGTATGCATCTAATCCAACAGGCTACTCAGGATCATTTTAATGCCAAAGATACCTACATTTGAAGCACAAACAAGACCAACAACTGAAGTTGCATCACTTAAAACACAATTTCAAGTTCCAGTAGAATCTGCTGGTTCTATGTTTGGAGCTTTATCTAAAACAGCAACAGCTGCAGATGAATACTACGTTAGAGAACAAGCTCTAAAAGATAAGACTGAATCAACAAAAGCATACTTAGAATTAAGTGGAGAACTAGATACAATAGAACAAGGTTCTTCTAAAATTTTAGATCCAGTTAAAGCTCAAAGTACATTTAAAGATCAATTTAGTTTTTTAGCAAAACAAAAAATTGATAGCATGGAAAACAAAGCTGCTGCAAGATTATTAGAAGATAAATTAAATTTAGATTTAATAACCAGATCTTCTAAAGTTGTTAAAGGTTCAAGAGATCAATTAGATTTAGAATATGTTAATACTTGGAATACAGAACAACAATCTCTTACATCTAAATATTTTTTAGCCAAAACACCAGAAGAAAGAAATATTTTAAAAACACAAATTGACAATAATATTGTTAATAGAAATTTTTATTACAATGATGGTCAAATAAAATTACAAGAAGATTTAAAAAAATCAAATGCTTCTTTATTTGAAATGGAAATTGAAATGGATATATCAAATAAGAATTATACTGACGCATTAAAAAAACTTGAAGATATTGATTCTAGTAGTTTTTTAAAAGCAGAAAAAAGATTAGAACTTTATCAAAAGGTTAGTAAATTTGAAACATCTGCAAAAGCAGAAAGAATAGCAGTTGATGCTCCTTATGGTTTAATGTCAGACATAGAGGCTGTTGTTTCAACTAAAGTAGAAAAAGAATTTGATAAAGATCCATCAAAAAAAGTAGAAGCTACATCTTTAATAGACAAAGAAATTAATTTTAAATTAAAAACAATTAGTGAAAAAGGTTCTGCAGAATACTTTATAAATAAAGATCCTCAAATTAATTTAGCTTATGCAAAAACAATAACAGATCCTTCTCAATTTGGATTGTTTAAACAAGCATTAGATAATAAATATAATTCACAAAATATACCAGAACAATATAGAACTTATGTTCCTTACAACAAAATAAAAGAAGTTGGTGATATTTTAAAAGGAACACAAAATGCTGATCAAAAATTAAGAATTATAAATTCTTTACAAAATACTTATGGTGCAGATGTAATGCCTAGTATTTTTAAACAACTTGTAAAAGATGGATTGCCAATAGATTTACAAGTAGCAATGAGTACAAACAGTTCTTCTTTAAAGAAAGATATTTTATCTGCCACAGCTACTAAAGATTTAGAACAATTAGCTAAATCAAAAATATCTGGTCTTAAACAAGGAAGTTTTTCAAATATTAAAACAAATATAATGACAGATATAAAAGATTTTGAACAAATTATTTTAAATCAATCTGATGGAGCTGTTAATAAACAAGAGTTATTACTTTCTTTGCAAAACACTTTGTACCAAGCAACATTACACAGAATTGTTAATAATGGATTAAGTGTAGATAATGCAAGAAAAAGCGTTACAAAAGAATTTTTAAATGATTATGACTTTACTCAAAGAACTTATTTTATTCCAAAAGATGTAAATGGAAGAGCTGTTAATATAGCTGCTGTAAAAGATAAAGCAGATGCACTTTTATTAGCTGTTGAAAAATCAGATTATTTAGAAAGGTTTCATGGAGATTTAGGTTTTGCTCATTATGCTACTTTAGCTGGAAAACAAAATGTTTTACCTGAAAATTTAAAACTTTCAGATGAAAAAACATTTAATACTTATGTTAAAAATTCAATGGTTAATTCTATGAAAAAACATTCTAAGTGGTTATTAAATGCTGATTCAACTGGTATAGTTTTATATGTTGAACTAGCAAATGGTACAATTCCTATTGTAAATGCAAAAGGAGAAAAGATAGAATTTTACTTTACTGATATGCCAAACAAAAATCCAAAAATTAAAAGCATAGATTCTATTGAACCTGGAACTGGATTACCGATAACTATTCTACAAAATGAATTTTCTAACGTATCTCCATAATGCTAAACATTGGTCTTCAACAATTTGAAACTCCAGCAGAACAAATAGGATCTGCTTTTGGAAATCTTAAAACAAGTTATTGGGAAGCTCAAGGAGCTAACATAGCTAGTTCTTGGGATTATAATCCAACATCATCTTTATTTAGATTAAATGAACAAGCACAAGCATACCAAGAAAGTAATGTTTACTTAAACAAAGATGATTTAAATAAACAATATGCAGATTTAGGTTTGTTTTTTGAACAAGACACTAGAGAAGGTGTTGTTGATTTTTTAGTTAAAAGAAAACAAGTAGAGCAAGAAAGAGCAAGTGTTGTTAGTCGTGGACCACAAAATGCTTATGGCACTTTTTTCCTTGCTAGTCTTGCCACAAATTTTGCAGATCCAATAAATATAGGTTCTGCTTTTATACCTGTTGTTGGTCAAACTAGATTTGCAAATATGGTTGCAAGATCAGGTAAAAATGTTGCTAGATTACAAAGAGGATTTATTGAAGGATTTGTTGGTAACGCAGCTGTTGAGCCTATAGTTTATGGAGTGGCAAGATCAGAACAGTCTGACTATGATCAATATGATGCTTTTTTTAATATAGCTGCAGGTGGAATTTTAGGATCTTCTCTTCATGTTGGCTTTGGAAAAATAGGAGATGTTATTGCAGAAAAAACTGGCAAACCAAATATATATCAAAGATTAGCTGCCATTTCTCCAGAAAATCAACAAGACTTATTAAGATATTCAATTGGTAAAACTTTAAGAGGAGAAAAAGTTGATACTGGAGATATTATAAATTCTAAAACAAGAATTGGCGATGAGCAATTAAATAGAATTGACGATCAAATAAATGAATTTAAAGATTTATATAAAAATGCTGTTGATAGAAATGATATTAATTCAGCAAGAATTTATTTAGATAATTTAAGAAATTTACAAAAAACAGAAAGAGAATTGTTTGAAGCTAAGAAACAAAAAAATGATTTAGCAATTCAACAAAGATTAAGCGATCCTAATATTAGAGATGAAAAAGGATTAATACCAGAATCAGAAATAAAATATAAAGATAAACAATCATCTGAACTTGAAATAGAAGCTGAAAATATAAATAAAAGAAATTTATTACATCAAAAACAACTTAATATTAAAGATGAAGATTTATCTGATGATTTTTTAGAAGATAGAAAAAAAATATCAGACATTAGTAATGTTTTAAATAAAAAGGTATCTATTAGAGATTCAATAGATGCTGGAATTAACTGTGTTATAAGAAATATATAATGGCTAAAAAACCAAGCATAAAATCTTTTAGTAAATGTTTCAATGAAATGAAAAGATTATCAGGCGATACTTTGTCTGATGATAAAATTAATGAACTTTTAGATGAAATTAAAATAAGAATTAATGAAGATAAATTTAAACAAGGTGAAGAAAGAACAGAAAAAATATTAAAAGAAGAAATATTTGATAAATTTCAATATCAACAAGCTCTAGATAAAAGAAATCTAGCAGAGAACAATATGAAAGCCTTAGATGAATATCAAAAAATAGTAGATGCTATTGAATTATCTGGTGGAAAAATTAATGCTGTTGATGGTGTTAAAGGAATATTAGTTGGAATACAAAAATTTTCACAGCTTGCAAGAAATTCAATAGGATCAAAACAAGACGCAATAGAAATTGTAGAAATAGGAAAATTATATAGAGCTGTTAACAAAGTATCAAAAACATCTTGGGAAGATTTTACTTCTGGTAAAATGGATTTAGAAATTAAACAAGAAATGCTTGGTGTTAATACAGGTTTAAAAGAAGCTAAACAAATTGCAGATATATTAAAATCTTTTCAAGAAGATTTTAGATTAAGACTTAATGATCTTGGAGCAAACATAGGAAAGTTAGATGATTGGATTACTAGAACAGTTCATGACACAGATAAAATGTCTAAAGCTGGAAAAAGAACTAAACTTGTTGCAGATAACAAAGTTGCTTGGAGAGAATATATTAGAGAAAGATTAGATTTAAAAAGAACATTTCCAGAAGTTGCGGATATAATTAAAGTAAACAAAATATTAGATGATATTTATGATTCATTGATGACTGGTGATCATTTAAAACATGGTGGTACAAACAGTGTTTATGGAACAAGAAATGTTGCTAATCGTTTAAACGCATCAAGAGTATTACACTTTAAAGATGCTGTTGCTAGACATGAGTATGATGTTATGTTTGGCGAACCTTCTTTAAAAGAAAGTGTATTATCTATTGTAAGTAATAGTGCAAAAAATATTGCTTTAATGCAAGCTCTTGGAACAAATCCTCAACTTACTTTAGAAAAGATTTTATCTTTATTAAGAAAAAAATACAAAAACACAGATATAGATTTAACAAAAAAATTAGTTTTTAAAACTTTTAAAAATGAATTTGCAGAACTTGATGGAAGTATTAATGCTATTGGAAATGAAACAGCAGCTAAAGTTGGAATGTTTATACGAACATTACAAGCAACTGGTAAATTAGGATTTGCAGGTATTTCATCTTTTTCAGATTTAGCTCAGTATATGGCTACTACAAATTTTCAAGGTAGAGGATTATTAACTGGTATTGGTGAAGCCATGAATGCACTATTTAAAACTCAAGATAAGCAGGCTATGGAAGTTTTAGAAGTTATTAGTAATTCTGTTATAGGATCTATGGGTAATAAATATGCTTCTTCTACTGATACTTGGGGAACTATGGGAAGATTACAAAATCTATTTTTTAAATATAACTCTTTAAACTGGTGGATTTCTAGTTTGAAATCAGGAATGACTGTTGGTTTGGCTCGTCATTATGGAATGTTAGTTGATACAAAATTTCTTGATTTAAATATTAGAGAAAGAAATCTTTTAACTCTTTATGGAATAGATGAAGGTAAATGGAATTTATTAAGATCTGTTAAAACACTAGATGCTAATAATAAAAGATATTTAACTGCAGAAGGAGCAAATGAACTTTCTGATATAGATATAAAACAATATGTTGGAAGAGATTTAAGCGAAAGAGAAATAAGAAATTTTAAAAAAGATTTAGAAATTACTTGGAGAAATCTTTTAGTTGATCAAGCATCACATGGAACTCCAGAGCCAGATGCTGCTATTAGAGCTATTATGAACCAAGGATATGAAAAGGGAACTGTTCAAGGAGAAACAATTAGATTTGTTGGACAATTTAAATCATTTCCAATAACTATTTGGAAAAAGATTATTGGTAGAGAATTAAATAGTTATGGTCCAGATGATAGTAAATTTTCAAAATTTACTGGATTAACAAGTATATTGGTATTAGGAACAATGTTTGGTTATATTTCAATGTCAGCAAAAGATATGTTAAGAGGAAGATCGCCAAGAGATCCAAGTAAAACATCAACAATTTTAGAGTCTTTAGCACAGGGTGGTGGATTAGGTATTTATGGTGATTTTATAATTAATGAAATTCAAAATGAATATGGTAACAATATATGGGAAACACTTCTTGGACCAACAGCATCTGATATAAATAAGATTAGAGATATTGTATTAAATCTTAATGATCCAGCAAAAGCAGGAAAGAAATTTGTTCAATTTGCAGAAAATAATGTACCATTTTTAAATTTATATTATACTAAAGCTGCTTATGATTATCTTATTGGTTACCAAATTAAAGAATTTTTAGATCCAGGTTTCTTTGAAAGAATGCGTATAAGACATGAAGAAACTAGGGGACAAACTTATTTCTTAAAACCATAGACATAGTGATTAAAATATAATAAAGGAACTTTATGACAATATCTTCAACTACAGTTAAGAATAGTTACGCAGGTGATAATTCTACAACTACGTTTTCATATACATTTAAGATATTCCAAGACTCAGATATTCAAGTAATTATACGTTCAGCTAATGGAACTGAAACAACTAAGACTATTACAACTCACTATACTGTAACAGGTGCAGGTAACGCTGGTGGTGGATCAGTTATATTTACAGCTGGTAATATTCCAACATCAACCCAGACAGTTGTATTAAGACGTAACATTCCACAAACACAATCAATAGATTATATCGCTAACGATCCATTTCCTGCTGAATCTCATGAAGAAGGTTTAGACAGAGCAACAATGGCAATTCAACAATTGCAAGAAGAAGTAACAAGATCTTTAAAATTATCTAAAACAAATACAATGACATCTACTGAATTTACAGTAGGTGCTACAGATCGTGCTAATAAGATTCTAGCATTTGATACTAATGGTGAATTATCAGTTACACAAGAACTTGGAACTAACAGAGGTTCATGGAGTGCTGGTGTTACATATAATGCCAGAGATATTGTAAAAGATTCATCTAACAATAACGTATATCTTTGTAACACAACTCACACATCTACAGGTACAACTCCAATTAGTTCTAATGCTGATGTAGCTAAATGGGATTTAATTGTTGATGCACAATCTGCTACTAACTCAGCTAATGCAGCTGCGAACTCTGCATCTAACAGTTCTAATTTTGCTAACAACTCATCTAACTCAGCTAATACTGCAGCCAATCACGCATCTAATGCAAGTAATTTTGCAAACAATGCTTCTAATTCTGCAAACGATGCTTCAACATATTTAGCTGGTGTAAGTGCTAATGCAAATGCTGCAGCTAATTCTGCTAGCAATGCTTCTAACTTTGCAAACAATTCTAGTAACTCAGCAAACACATCTGCAAATCATTCTGCAAATAGTTCTAACTTTGCAAATAATTCTAGCAACAGTGCTAACACGTCAGCTAACCACGCATTAAATTCTAGCAACTTTGCTAATAACAGTTCTAATAGTGCAAACACTTCAGCTAATCATGCTGCCAATTCATCTAACTTTGCAAATAACAGTTCAAACTTTGCTAATGCTTCTAGCAATCATGCTAGCAACAGTTCTAATCATGCAAGTAATAGTTCTAACCATGCTGCTAACTCTAGTAATTTTGCTAATACATCTAGCAACCATGCAGCTAACTCATCAAACTTTGCTAATAATTCATCTAACTTTGCTAACACTGCTTCTAATGCGGCTAACGCTGCAAACAGTGCAAGAGATGCGGCTCTAGCAGCGGCTGATAACTTTGATGATACATACTTGGGACAAAAGAATAGCGATCCTGCAGTTGATAATGATGGAGATCCTTTAACACCAGGTGATTTATATTTTAACAATAGCTCAAATACATTGAAATACTACACAGGATCTACTTGGCTAACTGTAGAAGCTACAGATACAAGTAATTTAGCAAGTAAAGGGTTCTCAATCGCCATGAGTATTGCATTATGATGAAAAATATACTATGGCTTTATTTCGTAAACTCAATAAAGAAATTTAAATAAGGATTTAAATGGCACAAAATTTTAGAAGATATACAAGTAATAATGTTGGCACTTCTGCTGCAACAATCTTTACTGCAAATTCATACGATACATTAGTTGGAGTTTATGTTGCTAACGTAACATCATCTTCTGTTATTGCATCTGTTTATATTAACGATGGAACAAACGATATTCATTTAATTAAAGATGCACCAATACCTGCTGGTTCTGCTCTACAAATTTTAGATGGTGGATCAAAAATAGTAGTTCAATCTGGTGATGCACTAAAAGTTATTTCTGATACTGCAAGTTCATTAGACGTTTGGGTATCTGCAGTTGACGATATAAGTTCATAATAGGAAATCACAATGGGTTACTTAGGATATAAACCAGCTGATAAACCTTTAACCTCAGCTGATATAACAGATGGTATTATAACATCTGCAAAGATTGTAGATGGTACAATAACTAATTCAGATGTAGCAAGTTCAATTATAACTGGACAGACTGCAGAAACTTCTATTGCAGGTGGAGATTCAATATTAATATATGATGATTCTGCCACAGCATTAAGAAAGATGACTAGAACTAATTTTGTATCTGGCATTGGTGGAACTAATACTCCAGCTTTTTATGCAAAACTTACTAGCGATCAATCATTAACTGTACAAGTTACTACAAAAATACAAATTGATTCAGAAATTTTAGACACTGATAATTGTTATGATCCAACAACTAATTATAGGTTTACACCTAATGTTGCTGGCAAATATTATGTATTTGCTTCTATTCGTAATCGTATTGGTTCAGGAAGTAATTACACTTCAAGAGTTCAAATTTATAAAAATGGTTCAAATTATGTTGGTGTAAATGATGAGTTTCAAACTAGTGTTAGTTATGGACAGACTTTATTTGTATCAGGTGTTGTAGATATGAATGGTACTACTGATTATCTTGAATTATATAATTATGTTGAATGGCATAGTGGAACAACAATAGTTGCTGAAAATAATTTCAATGCAACTTATTTTGGTGCTTACAAATTAATAGGAGCATAATGGCAAATTTATCAACTAAAATAAAACTATACGCAAACAAGGAAGTAGATTTCAGAAACGAAGTCAAACTTCAAGATGATGGTAATGGTGTTTACATTAAAGAATGGAACTTAGATATTGCTCAACCAACTGAAGCACAATTAAATGCTTTAGAAGCACAAGCTACAACTGTAGAAAACAATCAAAGAATTATAGCTACTAGAAAATCTTTGTATGGTGCTTGGGAAAAACAATTAGAAGAAATTTACGACAACGGAATTGATAGCTGGAAAGCTAGAATAGCTAATATTAAACTTAACAATCCTAAGGAATAGTATGCTGCATTTATGCTTAATACTATATTTCAAATACATGCTATCTTTAGATTTCATAGTTAAATTTTTTGTGATACTAAATAACAACAAGGTTAAAAAAATTTAAGTATGCCACTAACAAGAATAAAATCACTAGGAATAACTGATGGCACAATAGTTAATGCCGATATTAATGCTAGTGCTGCTATAGATTCTACAAAATTATCAGGAATAACTTCCGAAGTTAAAGCATGGGTTAATTTTAATGGAACTGGAACAGTAGCTATTAGAGCAAGTTTTAATGTAACTTCTATTACAGATAATAATACTGGTAGTTATACAGTAAATTTTACAAATGCTTTAAGTGATGCAAATTATGCTGCAGTATTTGGAACTAGAGGAAATGGATCAAGCACTAATAATTATATAAGTGCATTTGAAAATAGAGATAGTATAACTAGAACAACTACAGCTTTAGCTCTTTATTCTTTATTAACAGTAGATGGAACAAGTGGAACAGCTGATGCTGAAGTATATTCAGTTGCAATATTAAGATAATAAATTATGAACAAAAGAATAATATATAAAAACCCAGACAACTCAGTAAGTATAATCATACCTGCACCTGAAGCATTACAATTTATGACAATAGAACAGATTGCACTTAAAGATGTACCTGCAAATACACCTTATAAAATAGTTGATGTATCTGAAATACCAACTGATAGAACATTTAGAAACGCATGGGAGTATGTAGAATGATTACAATTAATTTTGATAAAGCTAAACAAATTACTAAAGAAAGATTACGTCAAGAACGCAAACCTTTATTAGAACAACAAGATATTTTATTTCAACGTAGTTTAGAAAATAATTCTGACACTTCTGCAATTATAGTTGAAAAACAAAGATTAAGAGATATTACTAATCTAGTTGATGACGTTACAACTTTAGAACAACTTAAACAATTAACTGTAAATAACTAATGGCTTATATCGGCAAACAACCAATTGTAGGAAATTTTGTGAAGCTAGATGCTATTACTACATCCGCTACAGCTACATATAATTTATTAAATGGTGGAGTTGCGTATTTTCCACAATCTGCAAACAACTGCATCGTATCTTTAAATGGTGTTATTCAATCGCCAACTACAGCTTATACAATATCAGGTTCAACAATAGTATTCTCAGATGCTTTAACTTCATCTGATACAATAGATTTTATTTTAGTATTAGGAGATGTATTAAACATTGGAACTCCTAGTGATGGAACAATTACTCCATCTAAACTTTCAACAGGAGTAGCTGGATTAGTTACTTGGCAATCAGTTCAAACATCTGGTTTTACAGCGGTTGCTGGTAGAGGTTATCCTTGCAATACAACATCAGCTGCATTCACAGTAACATTACCTGCATCACCTTCTGCTGGAGATACAATTATATTATTAGATTACGCAGGAACTTTTGCTACAAATGCTTTATCTATTTCACCCAATGGAAATAAAATTAATAGTGGAACAGGAACAAAAGGATTAAACACAAATAGAGAAGCTGTAACTTTAACTTATGTAGATTCTACACAAGGTTGGGTTTCTTCTTCTGGTGCAAACGAAGGATCACAATCAATAGATACACTTCCTTATTCAATAGATTTTTTAGTAGTAGCTGGTGGTGGGGGAGCTGGAGGAGGTAATGCTCCATCAAATGGAGGCTCTGGTGGTGGTGGGGCAGGTGGAATGAGAACATCTACTCAATCAGTTTCAGTAGGAACAGTAATTACAGTAACAGTAGGAGATGGAGGTTCTGGTGGAGCAAATACAACATCTGCTGGTTCTAATGGTTCAGATTCATCAATATCAGGTTCAGGATTAACAACAATAACATCTACTGGTGGTGGTCGTGGTGGTTCACAAGATGGTCCAACTCCTAATTCAGGAGGAGCTGGCGGTGGCGGAGGTTGGGCTCAATCCACAGCAGGAAGTGGAAATACCCCATCTACATCTCCATCACAAGGTGCTAGTGGAGGAGTTCGTGATCCTTCTCACACCGGAGGTGGAGGTGGAGGAGGTGGTGGTTCTTCAGGTGCAACAGGAGGAAATTCAGTTGCTACAAATACTGGTGGTGCTGGTGGAAATGGAACAGCTTCTTCAATTACAGGTTCTTCAGTTACTTATGCTGGAGGTGGAGGTGGAGGTGGTCAAGGTGGAGGAGGTGGTTCAGGAGGAACTGGTGGATTAGGAGGTGGTGGAACTGGTACAGCATCAGGAACCACTGGTGGTTCAGGAACTGCTAACTTAGGTGGTGGTGGTGGAGGTACTGCAAGTGGAGCAGGTGGAGCAGGAGGAAAAGGTGTTGTTATATTAAGTATGCCAACAGGAAATTACTCAGGAACTACAACTGGTTCTCCAACAGTTACAACAAGTGGTAGTAATACAATATTAAAATTTACAGGGAGTGGAAGCTATACAGCTTAATATAAATTATGGCATCATTTGCAAAAATAGGATTAAATTCAAAAGTAATAGAAGTTCTTTCAGTACATAATAACGTACTAAAAGATTCTAATGGAGTTGAACAAGAAGTTAATGGAATTGATTTCTTAACAAAATTAACTGGTTATCCAATATGGAAACAAACATCTTATAATACACATGGTGGAGTACATGATTTTGGTGGAATACCTTTTAGAAAAAATCATGCAGGAAAAGGTTATATCTATAATGAAGATATAGATGCTTTTATTCCTCCTAAACCTTTTAACTCTTGGATATTAAACGAAGATACTTGTTTATGGAAAGCACCAGTTGCTAAACCACAAGATGACAATATATATATTTGGAACGAATCAACATTGACTTGGGATATAATAGAAATATAGTATTTTAAAAAACGAAAGGAAAAATAATGTCAGAATTAATAAAATTTCATAAATCTAAATTTGAAAATTCATCTTGGAATTTTGAATTAGATCAAATTAATCTTTACGCATTTTGGAATAACGCATTTTCAAAAGAAGAATGTCAAACAATAATCAATATAGCAAAAGACAAAGGTTTAATTAAAGGAACTACTAAAGGAGAATCTGATGTTAGAGATTCTAAAATATCTTGGTTATATCCTATTGATGGTATTGATTGGGTATTTCGTAGAATAACTGATATTACATTAAACCTTAATGAAAGATTTTTTAAATTTGATTTATTTGGAATAAATGAAGGATTACAATTTACTAACTATATTGCACCATCAGGAAAATATGGAAAGCACGTTGATAGATCAATAAATATTCCAGTTAGAAAATTATCTATATCTATTCAACTTACAAATCCTGAAGAATATGAAGGTGGTGAACTTAAATTATATGATGGTGAAGAAGAAGGAACTATTATGGATAAAACACAAGGAACATTAATTATATTTCCATCTTATGTATTGCATGAAGTTATGCCAGTAACTAAAGGTGAAAGAAATTCATTAGTAACTTGGGTTACAGGTAAACAGTTTAAATAATAAATGAATATTTTAATAGCAATTCCTTGCTATGGTGGAAATGTTTCTAATCTAACATTCCATTCCATATTAAATACATTACGCTGGTTAAATGATTCTGGACATAATATCAGAGTTGAAACACTACCAACTGAATCATTAATCAATCGTGCTAGAAATAAATTTGTAACTAAGTTCCTGGATAATAAAGAATTTAACGGAACACACCTTTTATTCATTGATGCTGACATAGGATTTACTGTAGAGAATTTAAAAAGAATAATAGACTTTAATAAAGAAGTTGTAACCTGCACCTATCCTGTCAAAGGTTTCTATTGGCAGCAATTACTAGATCGTATCAAGAAGAATACAGACATAGATGAAAAATTAATGCGTGATTATCTTTTGCAGTTTAATGTTAATCTATATCCTAACACAGAATTTAAAAACGGATTCGCTAGAGTTAAAGAGTCAGCTACAGGTTTTATGATGATTAAGCGTGAGGTGTTTACTACAATCATGGATAAGAATCCTCAGCTTAAATACAAACCAGATCTAAGAACAGGAATAGAAGGATCAGACAATGCTTATGATTTCTTTCCTGTTGGAATCTATAAAGAAAAAGATGGTGTTAATAGATTCTTATCTGAAGATTATTACTTTTGTAGATTAGCTGAAGAGTGTGGCTTTGAGATCTGGACAGACTTATCTACTCCTATAAATCATTTAGGATCTACAGAATACTACGGCAAATTCATAGATCAAATAAACAGACGTTAAGTCTTGTAAATATAATATCATATATTATATAGCTGTCATGATACCTTATAACGAACATGAACTGGAGTTTTTAAATGCTTGATTACAAATCAATCAAAGAATATTGGACTAAGTTTTATGCAGATGCTTTTGAAGATGCTAAAAAGTTTTGGAAAGACTATGCTAAAGCAGTTGAAGAATTCTATAATAAAAATAAATAAATAATAGTTACAAAACAATAAGTTATAAAAAATAATTTTATTTACTTATTATTCAATTAACCTTATCTCGCACATGCCAAACCAACTATAGGAGTTAGCATGGCAAAGAAACAAAAATCAGCAGAAGACATAATCTATCAGATTAAAGATCTGCTTGACGATCTAGAACTCAAGATCAATCCAGAAGATAATTGGGATGATGAAGATGAGAACGAAGATCTTGATATAGATACTGACGAAGACGAAGAAGAGTAATCTATAGGATAAGGGTGGTAGAAATACCACCTTTATTTAAATATCCCCATACAATTCACAATTGACTTTTCAAATATAATTTTATTAAACTATATTCTATGGATAGAAAAGAATATCAAAAAAAATATAGATTACTAAACAAAGAAAAAATTAAAGAAAAAAGAAAAGAATCAAATAAATTATATCGCTTAAAAAATTTAGAAAAAATTAAAGAATGTATTAGAAAACATTATTCATTAAATAAAAAATATTACAAAAAATATCAAATAGAATATCGTTTAAAAAATCCAAGTTTGACAAGATTTCATTGTATAAAAAGAAAGGCTTCAAAATTAAAAGCAACACCTAAGTTTGCTAATCTTAATAAGATAAAAGAGATATATAAGAACTGTCCCAAAGGTTATCATGTAGATCATATTGTACCATTACAAGGAAAGAATGTATGTGGTTTGCATGTTGAGTGGAATTTGCAATATCTTACTCCATCAGAAAATTCAGCTAAATCTAATAAACTTATTAACAACTACCTATAGGTTGACTTTATTATCCACAGCTACTATTAGTGGTGGTTGTATGAGAAAGAAACACAAGACTATATCTGCTACAGCTATAAGATTATCTTCTTATGAGAAGTATTCAAAAGAAAGAATGGATACAATCATTAAGAGATTAGATGATCTCACAGTTGAAGTTAAAGATTTAAGAACTGATGTGAGCATGGGTAAAGGTGTCATAGCATTTCTAGTAGTCATTGGTAGCATAGCAGGTTCAGTAATAGGTTTCTTTCAATTCAAAAACTAAAACAACACAGGGTTACATTGTAGTGAATTTAAAACATCGTAAGGGTATTACATCACAACTAATAGCACAGTCTTATTTTAGCACACAACCCAATGTGTTAGTCTTCACACCTACAGGTGGTGTTGGTCCAATAGATCTTGTTGTGTTTAATACTAAGACAAATGAATATACTAACTACGATGTTAAGACTGTATCTTATAGAAAGTCAGATACTAAATATGCACACAAAAAGAATGATCGTATAAATAGATCTCCATCTAAAATACAAAAGAATTTAAATGTTAAGATTGTTTATGTATATGAAGATGGTAAGGTACTTATAAAATAAATAAATTTATTTTAAGGTAGTAATTAAATAAAACAACAGGGAGTTACAATGTACGAAGATCTTAAATCAAGAATAAAGAAGCACGAAGGATTCTTAGCCAAGGTTTACCTTGACTCATTAGGCAAAGCTACCATTGGCTATGGTCATTTACTTACAGAAGAAGATGACTTTGTTGAAGGAGTTATCTATGACAAAGATATATTAGAAGCATTATTTGAAAAGGATTTTAATAAAGCTGTGCATGGTGCTGAGCAATTATTGGATGGTTACAATATTGCTCTCGTGGCTAAAGAAGTAATCATTGAAATGGTATTTCAGTTAGGTAAGACTGGAGTATCTAAGTTTAAAAAAATGTTTGATGCTTTAAAGAATAATGAATATAGTAAAGCTGCTGATGAAATGTTGAATTCAGCATGGTATAGACAGACACCATCTAGATGTGAAGAACTGTCTAACTTAATGAGAAGTTGTTATTAATATGTGGTGGAACATTATACCTACAGTAGTTAAAACTGGTGCTGAGATCTATAAGAATCATAAGCAATCAGAACTATTAGAGAGTGAGGCTGAACGTAGATACTATGAACGTATGGCTAAAGGTGAGATTGAATACCAAAGAGATGTTTACGACCAACAAGATAAATCCTGGAAAGATGAATTTGTTTTAATCATAGTATGTATTCCAATCATTGTATTATCTTATGCAATCATTAGTGATGATGTTAATATCAAATCTAAATTAGATTTATTCTTTGATTACTTTGGTAAGTTTCCTACTTGGTATCAATGGTTAATAGTAGGTATATTTTCGGCAATTTACGGATTAAAACCCACATTAGATATATTTAAAAAATGAGTGATGATATAGTTACAATGTTTGCTCAGGCATATTCTAAAAAGAAACCTACATTACTTTCTCAACAAGGATCTAATGTTAAGATTAAACTAAAAAAGAAGAATGGCAAAAAAGCACTTAGAAAATAAACACATTCGTAAACCACCAAAGAAACGAAGAGGTAGACACACTAAGCGTGTAAATAAACACAAGACTTATAAACCATACGTTGGTCAAGGAAGGGTATGATACAATTATTATTAATCAAGTTAAGCAACTGGTTAGTTGGTGAGCCTATGCCAAAGAAAAAACGAGTAGTAAAATTTAAAAAGGTTATAAAAAAATCAAAGAAGTTTATATGATTAAAGTTAAAATTAGCAAATGTATTTTTTGGTTATCAAGAGGATTCTGTTCTTTACTCAAACAATGTAGATGTGATAGAGTAAATGAGGATCACTTTAATCCTTTTAAGGAGAAATTATAATGGTTAAAAAAATGTATCAGAATCCAAGTGGTGGATTAAACGAAGCAGGTAGAAAATATTATAATCGTACTGAAGGATCTAATCTTAAAGCTCCAGTAAAATCAGGGACCAATCCAAGACGAGTTTCTTTTGCTGCACGCTTTGGTGGAATGAAGGGATCTCTATTATCTAAGTCAGGCAAACCAACAAGATTAAAGCTAGCACTAAAAGCCTGGGGATTTAGTTCTAAAGAAGCTGCTAGAAATTTCGCTGCAAGACATAAGAAAAAATAACAATGGCTAAACGAAAGGTAATACTTAAATCATGTGGCTTCTGTCATATGTGTGGCAAAGAGCATATGTCAAACGAAGGAGGGTGGGTTATTAATGCAGAGAAACTTAACTTCTGCCACAGTTTAGAGCATAGTTGTTATGAGATTTACTTTAATAATGTAAGAGCAAAAGAGAAACAATCATCTGTTGTTAACAATAATAATGACAAACGTATGGAAATGTATATAGAATACTTAAAGAAACAAAAGTGTAAACATAAATACCAAGGAGAATAATATGCCACTTAATGTTAAAGGTAAAAAGATTTTAGCAGCGATGCAAAAAGAATATGGTAAAGAAAAAGGTAAAGCTGTATTCTACGGATCAGAGAATAAAGGAACTATTAAAGGTGTTAAGAAAAAAGGCAAATCATTAATGGCGAGGTAATATGGAAGACGAAAGAAAAGAATCTAAATATCACGAAACAAAAGAAGGTAAGATGGCTCGTAAAGGTTTATACTATAATATAAATCAAAGAAAAAAAGCTGGTACATCTAGAAGTAAATCTAAATCTACTATTTCTAAAAAGGCTTACAAAAGTTTATTAGCTGGATTTAAGGATTAAACTTCGTTAGGATTAATTCTTAACATTATCCATCACATACTTATATCTATTCCAAATAACATTCTCTGGTTTCCAGAAGTGCTGCTTGTTAATTTTCATCTTAACATGGTGCATCATTGTGGTGTGATCTCTGTTACCAAGTAATACACCTATCTTTGTGAATGGCATATCATACTTATCTCTTAATACATTTATTAATATGGATCGTGCAATCACAGCAGACTGAACTCTAGTTTGTGCAATAATCTCATTTACATCTATGTTTAATTGATTGGCAACGATTGCAAGTATTTCTTTTACATTCTCAGGGACCACAAGATCATTGATGGTTACATACTTAACCACTTCTTTGACAACTGTTTTCCTGTGCCTAAAACTATTTCTAAAATATTCTCTTGCTAATTTATATCCAGTTCTAAATCCTGCACGATAGATTTTCTTTTCTCTTACATCTAAGTTTGCAAAACTATTAAATGAATATCTTAATTTGATTTCACGTTTAAATTCTTTTGGTGTCATAGCTATCCCTTTCAGTTGTAAACAACTTCACGTTGTCTTTCGTTGTTATATCAATAATGACTTATGCCATTATCTTTTCTTTTGTCTGCTCAATTTTA